CGGATGTACATCCGAACTTCCTCCATCCCACTTACGCAGACGGTTCGCCGACTACGAGGGTATGTGGGGGAATCAAATATCACCGAATTCGGTGATTATCGGACCTGGTATTATCCAGATCCTATTTCTCTTGACGCAAGTCAGGAGCGGAACTTTCTGTCCGTGTTACCGGACATCAGAAGACGTGCCCTAGTCGGTCTCGACTGGGATTGCCTAGACGTAGTCTGGGACCACGTTTCCTTGTTTGGGCGTCTGCCTAAACGTTTAGTGCGATTGGCCGTTAACCGTCTGGTTAGCGACCTTCTTCCTGACCTACCCTGGTCAGCCTCCAGTCTGATCCCGCGAAGGGAATTCCAGACTGTTAATACGGCTTGGTTGCAAGCCACTTCCCGTGCTCACGCGCGGAATCCTTCTCGGTTAATTCCGAGGTTATCTGACCTCCAGGTCTCTGGGGGTGTTTTAGATCTCATGTCACCATGGGTTCGTTTTGCCGTGATCAAATATTGTTCACGGTGGTATACGCTCCTTTCGCGAGGGGCGAAGAAAAGAGTCTTCCGTTTATGTGGAACTGACTCTGGTTTCCGTCGTCTTCAAGATTGTTGCGCGACGGCAGATGGAATAGTTTCATCACTATTCATTTCATGCCCAATCAACGATGGTGATTGGGACGCATTATGGTCTTTAATAAAGTCCGTAATAACTCAGGCTATGTTTAGACCTGAGTTTGGCGTTATCTTAAAAGATTTTAAGAAACGTCTCCGGAAGGCTCTGCTTTCCGGTCGAACAATTCCAATACCAATGGAATTGAATAAATTGAGACGCTGGGTTCAGCATCTCGAAACACTTCGTCATTCAAAGATTGACGTAGTTATGATTCTGAATTTTTGTCAGACTCGAAACAGTGGCATAGCCCCTGTTGAACTCTTTGGTGCTTCCAAAGATAAACTGGTTAGAGTAACGTCTCTACCCGATCTCCAGATCAAAATTGATCCGGCTCAATTTCTTCGAATGGCATTCGAAGAAAATATAACTGCGAAAGTAATTGATCGCAGTCTTATGGCCGCTCGCGTTTCAGTAAGCGGTTCCGCCTGTCTCGAAACGAACAGGTGTAATGGTGGTAAAGCTCACTTTGCCAACTTAGTCCTCTCTTTCCTTGAGGACTCCTACTGGGAATGCAAAGCAGACCCGGATATCGAACCTTTCGTACGAGAGGTTCGAACTTGCCGTATGTATGATTTGCATACGGGATTTCTCACCGACAATCGGTGCGTTTCCATGGGAGATAAAATCTTCCATTCTTCGATCAAGGCCCTAAACAGCTATGATCGATTCTTTGACGTTAATTTAACGTTAATAGCAGAGCCCGGCTATAAAGCCCGAGCCGTTACTGCTTCGAGTTTTTATCACTCGGAGCTACTTCAAGTGTATTCTCATATTACACTTACCCTACTCGGGGCAATTCCCGAGTCTGCGAGTGGTGTGAGTAAATCACGTCACGGTTGGTTGTTCGCTGAAGCGCTCGACCATGAATGGTTGTTTGATGGACAACCTAATTGGGGTCTCTCTACGGACCTCGAAACATCCACAGATTATTTCTCGTGGAATATTGCGCGTTCCCTTTTGGAATGCATAAATGACTGGTTCGACGTGCCAAAATGGTACGGTGAAACGGTCATTCGTTGTCTTACGACTCCTCGTAAGATTTTCTACCAAGGTAAATACCTTAGTACAACTTCACGGGGTTGCTTTATGGGCGACCCTGTTACTAAAACACTGCTTACAGCAGTGGGTATCGCGGCATCGTATCGATGTCGGTTACGCGACGTCAGATTTTATTCTGTCGTTGTCGGAGACGACTACGGAGCCGTCTCAAAACTTCGAGCTTTGCTCGATAGTAGGGTATCACAAGATGATGACCCGAACGATCCAGATAGTTATCCGGATCCCTGTCTACTATCTAGTTTAGTAGACTTCGGAATGCGTATCTCAATTGATGATACGTATCTTAGTACACGGTTGTTGTACTTTACTGAAGAATGTATATTCATTCCTCAATCAAGACGAAACACTGTTTCGTCTAGTTTGGCCGCCAAAGATCGGTCAAGAATTCCTTATGCTGATATAGTAAAAGGACGACTTCTTCTTAATGTTAAGAAGAATCGTGATGACTTCTCGTATACTCCTACGGGAAGAATAACACAATTAGGCCGTGATTGGGCCTATTGCCAACCAGGATCGCATGCGATCCTGTTTTCTGTAGCTAGTTTAGTACAGGATATTTGCCTCGATTTAAAAAATTATCGAGGTTTCGTATATTTCCCGAAGGAAATATCTGGTGAAGGCAAATTAATTCCCTTCTCTAATCCCCGGAACTTTGTCCGGTGGTCTCACACACACCGTAATGGTGCGTATAGAACCAGGTTAAACTGGCTAATTGAACAAGCGGTAATTGAATCCGATTGTAATGTTCTTGGTTTAAAACCAAGTAAATTATCGTCTTTTCATAGTAATATGAATCGACATTTCCCGGACGAGTCCTGGAAAATCAAAGTGCCAGATAGACTGGTGCCGAAAAATCTTGAGCCAATGCTCGAGATTCCTAAATACCAGGAAGTCCTTCCTGGGATTTTGGGTCGTCTTAAAGACTACCTTATTTCCCGATCCGAAATCGTCGGGAAGATTGCTTCCGCTATGAATATGGAAGCACATATACTCGAGGTTGAAACGGATATTGAACCGTTTACCATCGAGTCTATACCGTTCGATGGAGATTTCATCGAACATGAAATGTTCACAAGATTTTTATACTTGTGGACTACATTCCCTTGGCGTTTCAAGGGTCTAAGATCTGAGGTTTGGTACCTCAGAGATGATGCAGAGGCATATTTGTCAAATCTGCATTCCTTAAAGGTCTGTTTTTCTTTAGGCCTTAATAAGACGATAGGGAAGGCGATACCGCCAACCCCAGCGCGTAAAGCAGCCGGTAAAAGGCTGTTTGAATGGTTTCTTGGTGCCCAAGAAGCCGTTAAGTCTGGTGATTTTATTCCAGACATTCCCCGAGACAGTGTCTCGGATGATGAAATCATATTAAATTATGATTTAAGGGGCGATTCCACCGTTATATGGTTAATAACTGGTGATTATCGTCTTGCACGCGAATACGCAATACGTCGCGTGTTTAAATTTGGCGTACGTTATAGAACGTATGTCCTTCACCCTAGGTATTATATTTTAACTAGGTGTTCAACTGGTCGATGGGCTCGACCATGTATCAAGGAACGTGTTCCTTGTCCTACCGAAGATAATATTATCATCGATACTGGTTCGTTCGATACAACGTTCGAACAATTTCATGGCGTTCCTAAAGGAAGCTATGATATTAAACTCCGTGTTACACATAACGGAGTAGTTTTCGACCATGGGAAATGTAAAGCCAAGGTCGTTGGGTCGTCTAGGCAGACTGTTACAGGCTGCAAACTAAACGATGACTGGGCAAAATTACATTGTCCATATAATGACCCCGATAATCCGGGTCAATTACATCCTAACCGTTCAAGGTTAGAGTGGGAGGCAACTGAGGTTAGACCAATGTTGCCCTATGAAGAGTATTTTGAAAATACTAGTCGTTTCGTTGTTTCAAACAGCGAATTTAGCGATGTGCATATGCAGCCCATCGTTCGAGATGCCGAAGTTAAAGTCGGCGGTGCCACCCTAGCTCGAGTAGCTGCGGGGTACAGAAGATTCCTCCCTGCCCGACCAGATGACGGCTAAATCATCTGGATATATTTAGCAATTGATAGCGAAAGCTATCGTCAGTCTTGCCAAAGTCTGTCTGATCTTAAGATCAGTCGGAATCTCCCATGGGAGATTTTGTTAATCTTTCTAACCATTATGGTTAC